CTACTGATTACGAATCAGTTGCTCTACCGACTGAGCTACATCAGCGGAAAGTCCGCGATTATAGCCCTTTCTTGCCTCCTCTTCTAGTGCTAACGACTCCAGCATCTCTTCGGCACTGATTCCAGCAGCTTGCGCGAGGGCTTTTGCTGCCTTGAAGCTTGGCAAACGCTCACCCCGTGCGTACTTGTCCAGCGTTTGCTGCGGGATGCCCCATTGTTTCGCAAGCGAATTCACCGACTTGCCGTCCAAGGCCAATTTCAAAATTTCTGTATAGCTCATCGATTTTCCTCTTGCAAATATACCTCGAACGGAGTAATCTTGGATTACCCTGTGTGGAGTAGCATGTTTTGGCGTTACTCCGAATGGATAAACATTATCTATACAAACTCTATACAAGTAAACATTTTCAGAACGGCAACTAAACGCTTCATTAACATCGAAAGGAACTGCTATGTCCGCAATCGTGAACTCTCATCTGATTGATATCGTCGCCGTCGCTCATGCTTCTGGCATCAGCCGTAAAACCGGGCAGCCCTGGGATATGTACCGCGCGCAGTGCGTCGTGACCGGCCCCGATAAGGGCGTGCGCATCGGTCAACTTCTGTTGCCGAATACGCTGAAAGAAACTCGTCCGGGCAAGTATTTGGCTGAAATTGGCCTTGATGTGAACTGGGAATGCGAAGTGGTGCCGGTCGTCATTGGGCTGCATCCCTATGGGGCAAAGCCCACTGGGAAAGAAGCAGCAGGAGAGGCGGCAAAGGCGTAATCAACCGCAGCGGGTCGTTTTGCCCACTGCTCCTTTTAGGAGGCTTAGGTGCTCAACATTGATAGGAAACATCTGATTCAAATTTTGGAGGTCCGTAGCGTCGTTGCTACCAATTCCAAAACTGGATTGCCGTTCGATTCGCTACGTGCGGAGTGCGTGGTGAGTGGTTTTGAGGATGGCGAAAGACGTGGAGAGATGATTCTGGCTGCTGGTCTGAAAACGGCCCAGTCAGGATTCTACTTTGCCCATATTGAGCTGGAAGTTACTCATGATCGGATCGTGGTGCCGCGCATCCTCTCTCTTATTCCAGCCGGCAAGATCGAGACGGACGAGGAATGAAGCAACCGGCGGGTAAGTTCACGATGGACATGTTCGGAGCGAAGCGTCATGGGCGTCCACCAACTCTGGCTCCTAAATCCAATGTGCAAACTCAGCGCGAGTTCCGGCAACGGCCAGTCCAATTGCTTCAATACCGGGGTGCAGAACGGAAAATCGAATGCAGGGAAGTGACGTGAAAATCGCCGTGAGGGTGGCGTGCGTCTTTTCCCTGTTCATCGGTTACATCAGCAGTCTGCTCGTCAAATTAGCACTGGCCGCTCTCGGTATAAACCTGGTGTCGGCGATACCGCCTGACCTATTCAGAAAGTTCGTCGTTCTCACTTGGCCCACGGGAACGATGTTTGATGGGGCCGTAACCTAGAGGAGATTAGATGAAGAGTTGGATCAACAAAGCGGCGGTAGCCGCAGGTGCCGCAGGCGTGTCAACGGTAGCGTTTGCGGCGGGTGACGCAGCGCCGACAGTGGATGTGACGAGTGCTGTTACATCGCTCACTGGCGTAGGCGTGTCCCTCGTGACCATTGGCGCGGCGGTGCTCAGTGTCGTGGTGGTGGCGTGGGGCTATCGCACGGTCAAGGGTTTTATTGGCCGTTAATCGGTGGTGTGAGAAGGAGCAAGGCGTCTGGGTAACTAGACGCCTTTTTTCTGAGTGGGGGTGTGGATGGCGATGTCGGGAATCGTATGCGGGCCGGGTGGCGTGGATGGCGTGACGTATGCCTACGTCAATGCGCAGCAGGTGAGCTGCGGCAACGATTCGAACGGCAACACGCTGTACGTGCAAGTTTCGACGCTGGCCGGCGATCAACCGGTGCCGGGTGGCGAGTTGGTTGGTTTGCAAATCGGCGGGGCGATGCTCGGGGTGCTGGCGGTGGCGTGGGGCGTCAGGGTGATCCGCGATTTTCTGAATTCGACAGGAGAGACGTAATGACATGGTTTTACGAATGTGTGGCGATTGTGGTTGCGACGTGCTGGCTTGTCGGTTTCATCCTGTTTGGTTGAGCGCCATGTGTAAAAAAATCGTAATGGCATTTGCCTTAGTAGCGATGCTGGTGCAACAGCAGGCCGCACAAGCGCAGGTAGCGCAGTGGGTCGAACCCGTCTTTGGTGGGGCGATGAATCGACTTGTGGCGCGGGCGGTCAGGTCAAATCTTGCGCGTCGCGCAGTGGACGTTGCTGCGAATGATGCCAAGTTTCTTCGCACGGCGAATTTTATCGGTGACGCAGCTAACGATGCGAGTTTCATAGCGGGTACGGCGGCAACGTTGTTCGGTGCGCCCGTATGGGCGAGTGCGCTGATTGGTTTAGGTGCGCTTGCCGTGGTGGGCGGAGTAGGCTGGGGGATTTATACGCTGACGCAAACCGGAACACCACAAAAACCGCAATTCAAGTTGACACCGAAAGAACCGACCGAGCCGATTGACCCCGGATCGTGGACCAATTTTGAAGAGCGCGCTGTTCCTGCGCAGTTCAAGTATTACACACGGCATTGGCGCAATTCCTATGGGGTAGCCGGGTGCGTGGATGAATCAGATTGTGCCGCTCAGTATGCGAGGCAGTGGCTTGCCGATCCTGATTTTTTCCCAAAAGACGAATATCGCAAGATGACTTACCAGGTGAGTGTGTATTCGACTGGTACGTATCAAATCGACGTTTCAGGAGAAACATTGGCGATTGATTCGGATGGAGAGCAATTGGGGTGGTATCCCTATGAGAAAACGGGCTTTGCTAGCATCCGGCGCAATTTCGCTTACATCGGCGAACAGGAAGGCGATCTCAAGGATTTGCGGCTGGCGCCGGGGATGTTGCGGGAACCGGTTCCGCCAGGGTTGTTAGCGACGGTAGTCGATAAGCTTTGGGAACGAGCGGCCGCACAACCGGATTATGACGGGCTGCCCTATGAAGCTGCCAATCCGGTGTCGGAGGCGGATATCGCATCTGCGGCGCCGATGTTGTCTTGGAATGACGTAGTCCAAGAGCGTATTTCGCCGGAGGGTTCGAAAATCATTCCGATTGGTATCAATGTGAATCGCAATTCCTGGCCCGATCCTGATCCTAGACCTGATCCAACTCCAACGCCCAGTCCCGGATTGTGCAAGTTGTTCCCCTTCATTTCGGCATGCGCGCCGCTGGGCGATCCGCCGCCCGATACGCCTGCGCTTCCGTCGAGCTCAACCGAGGTGTCGATGACGCCTTGGAAGATCGGGCCTGCCAATGGCGCATGTCCCGCTCCAAAGGTCGTCACAATCCTCGACAAGGACTATTCATTTTCCTTCGATCCGCTCTGCTCGGTCGTGCGTGACCTGCGGCCATTGGTGCTGGCACTGTGCGCGCTAGGCGCCGTGCTGATCGTTGCCCTGGGAGTGGCGGCATGACCTGGGCATCATGGCTGTTGAGTCTGGTCGGCCCGTTGATCGTTCGGGCCTTGATCGCGCTGGGCGTCGGTGTACTGACCGTAGGCGGCATCGATCTGGCCGTGAATCAGGCCATGGGCTGGCTCACCGCATCGGTGGGTGGCTTACCGGTCGATCTGGCCAACGTGCTGGCGCTGGGCGGCATCTTTCAGGGGTTGGGCTACATCGGCGGCGGCATCAGTGCACGTGTCGCGTTGGCAGGTGCGTCTGGCTTCAAGAAATTCTTTATCAAATAATGGCAATCACACTCGTTACCGGAGTGCCGGGAAGCGGCAAGACCTTGTGGGCGGTCTCGTCGTTACAGAAAGAAGTCAAGGCCGGGCGGCGGGTCATTGTCAACGGCATCCGCGATCTGGTGATCGATCACGAACCCGTCGATGACGATTGGATTCGGGAATGGCATCGGCATTGCCAACCGAACGATCTGATCGTGATCGATGAAGTGCAGCGTATCTGGCCCAATGTTTCCTCCTCAGTAAAGCCGACCGAGGCCATCGAGCAACTGCACGTACATCGCCACTTTGGCGTGGACATGATCGTCATTACGCAGCATCCGAACCGGATGAATAAGACCATCCGCGATTTGGTCGGGCATCACGTGCACGTGCGGCGCTTGTTCGGTGGGAATCGGGCGATGCTGTACCAATGGGATCACGCACATAACCCCAATAGCGGCTTGCGCGATGCGGTCAAGACGCCATGGCGCTACCCCAAGAACGTGTTCGATCTGTACACCAGCGCCGAGCTGCACACCAAGCCCAAGGCGGTGATCCCGAAAGCGCTGTTCATCATCCCGATTGCATTGGTCGTGGCCGTGACGATGGCGTGGCAGGGATTTAATAGCGTCTCGACGGGCTTCGGCGTCGTGGGTGGTGCTGGATCGCTGGAGGCTGTTTCTGGGGCTTCTGGTGGCACAGGAACCGGGCAGGCCGGGACGGACAAGAGCAAGGCATCCGGTACATGGCGGGTAGCGGGCCAGTACGCCATCGATGGGCGCGGGTATGTGCTGCTGACGGATTCACAAGGGCGCTTGCGGCGCGAATCTGCACAAGGTTTCCGGGGTGAGACGCTGGGCGTCACGGGTGTGGTTGACGGTGAGCGGGTGACCACTTGGACCGGGGCGGGCAAGAACGCAATGGAGGTAGGTAAATGAAACGGTTGATCGGGGTAGTGTGCGGAGTTTGGGTGGCGTGTTCGGTCATGGCAGCGGACGTGCCGCCGTTACCTCAGGGATCAAATACAGCGGTTCCGGCCCTGCCGGTGCTGACGCCCACCGCAATCGAGGCTGCGCCCATGTCCCCATTGAAGCCGCTGCACCGCATGAAGAGCGGCGCGTTCGATCTGCGTTATGTCAGCGTCGGCCAACTAGTGGATTTGCTATACGGCGACGCGATGCGCACGCCTCACGTGATCGACTCAGACGTTTTACAAGACACGCGGCTGGTGTCGTTCAACTATGACGCCACCGCGGGCGATTTACGTGCGTTCGTGAAGGTGTTCCTTGATTCGCAAGGGTTCAAGGTCGAAACACGCGACGGCGTAGATTTCGTGTCAAAGAAACCCGCTAATGAAGGCGAACCAGTGGATCGGGAAACCTTCGTGTATCGGCCTCGCTACCGCACGACTGCGTACTTGGCCAAGGCGCTACAGCCGTTGTTTGCTGGGCGTTTTAATGCGTCGGATACAGTAGTCGGAATGCTGCCCGCCTCGGATGCGGTGCCGCCTTCAGCAGAAACACCTGACGCAGCGGCCTCGGCTGATTTACTCCGCCTCCCTCAAGACAAACTGTCGCAGGCCGATGAGCTGGTGTTCACCGGTAAAGCTTCGGAAGTGCGTGACCTGGTCAAGCTGCTACCCGAACTGGATCAAAAGCCGGGAGAAGTAATGGTGCGTGGCTGGGTGTTCGAGGTCAGCAACACGGCCGACAAGAACTCGGCGTTTTCTCTGGTGGCGAAGCTATTTAACGGCGTGGGCGGTTCGTTGTCGGCCACGAACGGGCCAACGGATACCGATCCGACTGCGCTGCGGTTCTCGTCCAGTTCTCTGAATTTTGTGATTTCGGCGCTCAACGCTGATACGCGATTCACGCAAATCAGCGATCCGCATGTCCGGGTACTGTCGGGCGACCGCGTGCGGCTCAATGTCGGCTCGCAGGTGCCGACGCTCGGCAGTATCAGCTATCAGGGGCAGGGCGGGACGCCGGTGCAATCGGTGCAGTATCAGGATGCAGGATTAATCTTCGATGTGCGGCCAACCGTCATGGCCGATGCGATTCAGGTCGAGTTGCAAGAACAAATGTCGAGTTTCGTGGCGACGACAACGGGCGTGAATAATTCGCCGACGAAGAACACGCGGCAGATGCAAACGACGGTGAGTATGAAAGACGGCGAAGTCATCGTGTTGGGTGGTCTGGTGCAGGACACGGATGCAGCGACCAGGAATAGCCCCGGCTGGCTGCCACGCTTCCTCGACGGGCATAGCGCATCGAAGGGGCGTACGGAAGTGCTATTGGTGTTGCAGGTGCTGAGGCTTTAACGTGACAACGTGCCTCAACACGTCAATACAAAACACAAGATTTGAGCGAAATATGAAAGCTGGTAGGCATCTTATTTTATAGGATGGGGGGGATGCCCCCTCTGTTACTCAAAGATGGATGGGGAAATTTTGATCAATAAAAAACAAGCTGTGTAGTGAGCACGGCGTCAGGAGCGAGTGTGTATTTTTCCGCCATTCCAATTCCCCAATTTCCAAGCCCAACATACGCGCCCAATCATGGAACGTTGCCGACAGTGGCGGGAGCTTCCTCTTCGCACATGTCTCTTGCGCAGAACGTACGCGATGTGAACTCCGTCCCGCTGGGCATTGAACCGTTGTATTTCCAGCCAGGGTCACAACAACGTGGGGAAGATCTTTTTGCGCAGTGGATGTCTCAGCAATCTGAGATGTCAGCGCAACGCCCGTCACCGCCAGAAACACCTCCAGTCATTAAAGCCGCCCTCCAAGGAGTGCCACCTCCCGAGATGAGAAAGCAGAGTGCAGACAATACGGAGAATGCGCCACTCATTCTTCCGCCTGTAAAAATTCCCAAAAGGAATACTGTTATCAGCATTGACCTGTTACGGAAAGTGCAGGCCAACCCAGGGCTAATTAAAAAAGCAGGTGGCTTCGATGAGTTTGCTGCGCAGGAGCGCGTTATGCCTGAAAAATTGGCCTCTTATTTAACTCCAGATGGCGACCTGACGGAGAAAGCCAAGAATCGAATCCACCTGGCGGATGGCTTCGCTTTTGTTCACGTCAGTACTGCACTACTACAGAAAGTGCGGGACAACCCAGGGCTGATTCAAAAAGCAGGTGGCCTCGCTGAATTTGCTGCGCAGGAGCGCGTTATGTATGCAACATTGGTTACTTATTTGGATTCAAATGGCAACCTGATGCAGCCAGGCCTAGATCTGCTCAACAGTGCAAACAGGGCTGGTACTTCGAAAGGCTCACTCGCTGCGCATTCCGCCCCGTTTCGACTGAAGAGCGTGGCGCCATTGCCAGAAACGCGGGAAATGTTGCGTGATGTTTTACCGGAGTGCCAGTCTCCTGAACTCTCGACGTTAGCACAACGGCCGGCACGGACAGAAACGCCTCAGGTCATTAAAGATGCCCTGAAAGGAGTGCCACCTCCCGAGATGAGCAAGCGGAGCGCAGACAATACGAAGAATGCGCGACTCATGCTTCCGCCTGTAAAAATTTCCAAAAGGAATGCTGCTATCAACATTGATCTAATGCGGAAAGTGGAGGCCAATCCAGGGCTAATTCAAAAAGCAGGTGGCTTGAATAACTTTGCTGCGCGACTGGAGAACGTGGCGCCATTGCCAGAAACACGGAAAATGTTGCGTGATGTTTTACCGGAATGCCAGTCTCCTGAACTCTCGGCGTTAGCACAACGACCGGCACGGACAGAAACGCCTCAGGTCATTAAAGATGCCCTGAAAGGAGTGCCACCGCCCAAGATGAGAAAGCGGAGCGCAGACAATACGGAGAATGCGCAACTCATGCTTTCGCCTGTAAAAATTTCCAAAAGGTATGCTGCTATCAACATTGATCTAATACGGAAAGTGGAGGCCAATCCAGGACTAATTCAAGACGCAGGTGGCTTGAAGAACTTTGCTGCGCAAGAGGGCGTCAGATATAAATCATTGTGCAATTATTTCAGTGCCGATGGCACTTTGAGGCCGCCAGCCAAGGATCGACTCAAAAAGGCGAACGGATCGCATTTTCTCCCTATCACTATCGACCTGCTACGGAAAGTGGAGGCCAACCCAGGACTAATTCAAGACGCAGGTGGCTTGGCGAACTTTGCTGTACAAGAGCGCGTCAATTATAAAACATTGACCACTTATTTCAATGCTGATGGCCGTCTGAGGCCGCTAGCCAGGAGTCGACTCAAAAAGGCGAACGGATCGCATTTTCCTCCTGTCACTATCGACCTGCTACGGAAAGTGGAGGCCAATCCAGGGCTAATTAAAAAGGCAGGTGGCTTGGATAACTTTGCTGCGCAGGAGAACGTCTCGTATATTGCATTGACCGCTTATTTCACTGCAGATGGCAGTCTGAAGCCGCACGCTAGGAATCGACTCGACACGGCGAACGGATCGCATTTTCTCCCTATCACTATCGACCTGCTACGGAAAGTGGAGGCCAATCCAGGGCTAATTAAAAAGGCAGGTGGCTTGGCGAACTTTGCTGCGCAAGAGCGCGTCACGTATAAATCATTGGGCAATTATTTGACGACCAATGGAAAAATGAGGCCGCGAGCCAAGAATCGGATCGAGCGGGCGAGCTAGGGGTACGTATATCGTTCTCGCTCCCCGTTTGGGGGCATCGTCGTGATTGGTAGGCTTACCGAGAACCGAGAGAGTGACGGGCATGCCGACTTCTTGTTCCTGCAGGATTGGATACGCTCAACCACCAGAGGGGAAGGGGAAAACGAGGTTCTTCTCATTTTGCAAGTATCCCTACTTCAAACCGTCTTAATGAGCCTGCCATTCCCTTTAAAAATGCTATGCAAGATGTGACCATCATAGTCCATTATGCGCGCCACCAATTGGCGCATGGTCTTGCAGAAGAATTGCCGGCCATCGGCACGTGTCCAGATGAAGGCCGCGCCCTTGCGCACAAGATTGCGCACGTACAGCGTCAAGCGAAGCTGCTTCCAGGGCACGACAAAGTTCGATGGCGCCAGCGGCTTGTGGGTGCGCTTGAAGTGCGCGAGGTAAGGCTGGTAAGGGAAGTGAAGCAATGGCAATTCAATCTGTTCCATGGTGTTCGCCTTTCAAGCTGACCGGGTTCCTAGATTCGGAGCCCCGCGTTGGGGTTGGTTAGAGCGGTCATGTTTGCGCTATGCCGCCGCCGTTTTCCCGAGTTCTTCGCCCGGTCATCGAATAGGCGGCGCAATAGGCTTTTGCTGCAAGGGGGAAGGTTTGTAAAAGCGCGGGGGTATGCGCTTTTACGAATACCCCCTTGCAGCAAAAGACGCGCCGCCTATCGTTGACCGATAAGGCGAGGAACTCAGGAAAACGGCGGTGCTTGTTCGAAGAGAGGACCGGGCTAACCGGATCGGCACTTGTGCCGACTGATTAGGGTGTACGGGGTTGTCGTTGATGTTGCGGTGAGTGCTTGCATGTGCTCGAACGCTCGCGCCGACCGCAGCTTGCGCGGACGGCGCGAGCGAAGCGAGCGCCTAGACTTGTACCTAGAACACTTAAGGAAAAAGAGAGAAAACACCGCTTTTGCGGGGAGTTGGGAAGTGACTTTGTAGGGACGTAAAAATACCCGGATCAGCGCGCCAACGCTGCCGGGCTCACACAACCAAGCATTTAGGAGGGATTGTGCTTACCGCGAGTATAGACAAGGCAGCAGCGAATGCAACTCTGAAAGCGTCTTTGGGTTCCTATTTTTCCGGAGTTGACGAACGCAGCTGGAAAACGCTCACAGTAACGGAATTTCCAAAGGGTATCGAGGTGTTTCTTGATGAGGGCTACCAGACATACAGCGATGGCCAGATATTTGACCACTCAACGGAAGCCGGGGAATTGCCCAAGCGCGGTGAGGGTGATCATGAGAAAGCTAAGGCCGTGGCGGCACGCCGCGCAAAGACAAAAGTGCGTAGGCTGGCGAAGATGTTGGAGGCTGATTGCCTGCTCACGTTGACCTATCGGGAGTGCATGACGGATTACGCACGGGTAGAGGCAGACTTTAAGGCATTCCGGGAGCGTCTGCGTACGCTGGGCGAGTTCCACTATGTCGCCACGTTGGAAGTGCAGCAGAGAGGTGCTTTGCATGTCCATATCGCATGCCAGCAGTTCCCCGCATGGTTGAAGAACGAACACGGTGTCCGGGTGCGGAGTTGGAACCTGATTCGTTCGATGTGGCGTCGTGTCGTCGGAAAGGACAATGGCAATGTTGATTTCACACGACCGCGTGGCCGTAACTCGGCGCATCGCATCGCCAGCTATATCAGCAAGTACGTCTCCAAGAATCTGGAAGAGGCGCGTTTCAACAAGAAAAGCTACTGGTCTTCAAGGGGCATCCCCAAGCCGAGGCAGTACAAGATTTACTTCAAGCCTGATACGGATACGTTCGACATCGTGGTGCTGGTGGCGCAGGAGTTCGCCATGCGTGGTTTCGGCGATTACACGCAATACTACGACCGGCTTAATTCGTTCTATTGGTTTGCTGCTGGAACGATCTAGACTTGGAGTGAATCCCGCCACATCTATGGTTTGCCTTCAGCGCCATGAATAGACTGCAGACAGAAAAGGAGAGTTCTCGATTTCAACGTCAGGGGCCATATCACACATGCACATGGTTTTCCGGCTCGACCGACAAGCGCATTCCCACTGTCTTGAGAACTGCCAGCAGTGTTTTCAGCGTCGGATTACCTTTCGGCGAAAGGGTACGGTATAGCGATTCACGGCTTATGCCAGCCTCAGCCGCCACCGCGGCCAGACCACCGTAAGCTTCCGCCACCGTGCGCAACGCCAGTAAACCAGCAGCACGATCATCCGGATTGTCGAGCGATTCCATTGCCGCCTTTAGATATTCCACGGCCAGTTCACGATCGGCACGCAATTCGGCCACCTCGCGGTCATGATGAGAGGTAGCTGCTTTCACTTTGTTCATGTTTGCCTCCGTTTCCATTCAACCCAATATTCCTTGGCCAGCTTGATATCCGTTTGCTGCGATTTCTTATCGCCACCGCATAGCAAAATAACAACTGCTTTTCCGTGCCGACCGCAATAAACACGATATCCAGCTCCAACATGCACGCGTAGCTCCATCACGCCATCCCCGACCGGTTCGCAGTCGCCGAAATTGCCGGCCTGTATCTGGCGCAAACGTATTCGGATACGGGCTTGGGCAATCTTGTCGCGCAACTTATCTAGCCAATCGGAGAGTGGTTCGTGGCCATCGGCACGCTGGTATCGGAACAATTCAATCATGCCCGCATTGTAACTTAAAAGCTACAGAATTTCTATGCTCAACTCGGGACGCCGTTAACGGTCACCTCCATTTCTCGGAATTTGAAAACATTGCTTTGTTCTCATGTCTTATGTTCCATTATGGAAATACTCTTTGGGGCTGTTTGGATGGAGATTGAAAAGTGATGGGCAGTAAAACATGGGACGATGCTGTCAATAAGTGGCTAGAGGATAAGGCTGACAAGCGGTCGTTGAAGTCCGACCAGTCGAATATTCGTTGGCTGAACAGGTTCCTTAGTGGGATTCCCCTGCGGGATATTGACCGCGAAGTTGTGGCTTCTTTACGTACGAAAAAAATCGCTAGTGGCGCATCAAACGCAACTGTCAATCGTATGCTGGCTCTGCTGCGAGCGATTTTGCGCATGGCTGTGATTGAGTGGGAGTGGATGCCGGCGGCTCCTCACGTGCGATTGCTTCGTGAGCCTGTTCGTCGGGTTCGCTTCTTGTCTCCTAAACAGGCTGTTCGGCTGCTTGCTGAACTTCCTCCCCATTTAGCTGCTATGGCTGCATTTTCACTTGCGACTGGTCTACGACGCGCCAACGTTACAGGCTTGAGGTGGGAGCAGGTCGATATGAAAAGACGGATAGCGTGGTTCGACGGGGAAGATATGAAGAACGGCAATCCGCAAACCGTCCCCTTGAATGACGATGCGATGCGCGTGCTGATAGCCCGGCATAGGACGCATCCAGTCTATGTGTTCACCTACAAGGGAAACAAGATCGTCCAAGCAAGTACAGCGGCTTGGTATAAGGCGTTGGAGCGTGCTGGGATTCAGGATTTTCGATGGCATGATTTACGCCACACTTGGGCGAGCTGGCATGTGCAAAGTGGTACTCCGCTTCTGGCGTTGCAAGAATTAGGGGGATGGGAGTCGGCTGAAATGGTACGTAGATACGCCCATTTTTCTCAACTTAATCTTTCTACTTTTGCAGCGAATCTTCCCACGATGATGCGGCCCTCTTGCGTTGAAATGAGCGAAATTTGA